TATGGCTAATCTCACAGAACCCTCCTTCTCGTCTGGTAAGAGAGAAGAACTCGCTGACCTCATCTCGCTCATTGATGCGAAGGATACCCCCTTCACCTCGATGGCTAAGAAGGGCAGCAAACCCGGAAACACCCTGTTCCGCTGGCAGGCAGACACTCTGCCCCTCCCCAAGACAACTGGTACAGTCGATGGCACAGATGTCTCTGCTTACGATAACTACACTAAGGACGCTGACGCTTCCAAGCAGTATCGTGCAGAACTCTCGAACTACATCCAAATCTTCAGACGCTCTGTCCGTGTGTCCCCGCTTACGCAGGATATCTCGACTATCGCTGGTGTTCGTGACGAACTCGCTAACAATGTCGCTAAGGGCATCCAAGCCATCAAGCGTGATATGGAAGCGACTCTCTGCTCCAACAACGGTGCTCAAGCCGATGCTGGTGGTTCGACCCCTTATCTGACTCGTGGTCTTCACAAGTGGCTTCAAGCCGCTGGTACTGGAACGGTTTCGTTCTCGACTGGTGCTTGGTCTACCCCAAATGCCTCGCAGGATGCCACCCTTCCTGTTCACGGCAATTTCCAGACACCTTCGGCTAATCGCTCGACAGTTGGAACTGCCTCTATGACTGAATCTGTCGTGCAGGATATCCTCACAGGTATCTACAGCCAGACTGGTCAGTTCAAGGATTATGATGTCCTCTGCGGCACAGCCCTCAAGAGAGCGTTCACGAACCTTGTGTTCACTACGCCTTCTACTGGCTCTACCAACACGCAGTCTGCTATCCGCACTCTTAACAGAGAATCGGATGCCTCCTCCTACATCTCCTCGGTTGATATTTTCGAGGGTGATTTCGGTAAGTTGAGACTCCACCCTTCCCACTACCTCAAAGCCGCTTCTGGCGTTGGCTCGACCTTTGTTGGTTATGTCATCCCGTTTGACCAAGTCGAAGTGCGTTATGGTGGTAATGTCGCTGGCGTGACGGCTCTGCCTAACGCTGGTGGTGGCGAAGCACGAATGATTGAAGCGGTTGCTGGACTTTGCGTCTACAACCCTCTGGCATTCGGTGTGTTCGACTTCACAGCCTAACCGATAGTAATGTCAGACATCATTCAAAGTCTGGCAGACACGATTCCTGCCCATCTTAGAAATAGGGTGGAGCAGGAACTCCTGTTGGGATGGAGAATGAATGAGGTCAAGGCTAAGACTGTTGCAAAGCAGTCTGCCATTTTTCACAACAACAATGCCGCAAAAAGCATTGACGGTATTGGCGAGAAAATCGCTAGTATCCCATTGGACGCTTTTCACTACTGGTCGCACAGGCTCGGCAAAGAATGCTGGTCTGATGACCAATTTGTAAAAGAGTTTATCAATGATAACCCCGAAGTGGCAGTCAAGAACCGCATCAAGCGTACTTGTGTCCAAGGGGCAATTTTTACGGGAGACGGATTTCTCATCAAATGAGAACACAGAACTACTCACAAATCTTATTTGACGGTCTCCAGTACTCTGGAAACGACAGGCAGAACATCACAGACGAGACCTTTGCTCAGTTCCGTGACTTTAGTAATGCCCGTATGCGTGAGGCTTGGGAAGCCAATAACTGGTCTGACATCTGCAAACTGGTGCAGTTCACAACTGCTGTTGATGCTGATAATGTAACATACTTCACGCCCGATGCAGACGCTGGGGAAATTCTTAGTGTTTATAACAACAACCCACAGGCAACAACCAAGGCGATTCAAATAGGATTCCAAATTTACGAGAACGCTGGCACACGCAAAATTATCGTTAGTTCTGCGGTGTCTACTGGCTGGTATTTCTATAGAGTTGCCTGTCCGATGCTCACGGGAGACATCTATAGCCCTTCCGTGGTTTACTATGCTGGTGTGCAGGTGTATTTTGACTCTGGCTCTGGTACTGGCTCTTATATTCCCGTTCTCGGCAAGCCTCACTCTGGAAATTTTTATACCTGTCTTTCAACGACTACGGCAGGTCAGAACCCTAATACGAACCCAACACTTTGGACTAAGATTGACATCCCGTACATCTTTGCATCCTTTATGGCTTGGGGTTCTGCGGCTAACTGGTTTGTATCTGAAGGACAAGTCCCAGAGGCTGTTACAATCGAGAACAAGGCTAGGGAAGTTCTTGATATGGAGTACGATAAATTTCTACGCCAACAACAACAATTTGGTCGTATCAATATGATTAACACTTACTAATACAATGTCACACTTCAAATTCTCATCTCCACTACTCCGTGAGTTCACTCACACCGCTGTCACAGTTGGAACAACATCTGCTGTCGCTCTTGATGCGGCTGTTACCCCTATCAGACGAGTTTCAGTTATAATTCAAAATCAACACGCTTCGGCTGTTGTTACTGTTAGATTTAATGCTACTGGTACTGCTGGTTTTAATATTGCGGCTGGACAAACAATTTCTCTTGATAACTACAATGGTCACATCCGTTGCAGTTCTGATACAGCCGCAACCCCTGTTCACATCGCCTACGCCACAGCCTAATGGGGGTTGACCTCAATAGGATTGGTACTAGGATATCCTCTGGCACTAGCCATAACGGATACGGGAGTACTGTGTCGTTCCCTAGAGTGTCGTTCCCTGCGTATGGAACTTACAACAGCACAGTTACAGGACAGGTTTATTATGGGTCTAGTCAAGTAATTGATGGACAAACTTGTCCAGATAAAATTGCAGATTACTTTATAAAAAATGATGGGGTTGGCGGCACATATCAAGATAATTCAACGGCATTTAACATCAGAAACGCTGTATCTGGAACTTGGTTTTTACTTACTTCTGATGAAGTTCATCATTCTGGATATGTAACTACACCCTGCGGTAGCGATTGGACTTATGATGATGCAGGGTATAATTATTATTGGGATGGCAATGGAGGTTATACTCGTTCTGATAGCGGAGTTGCTTATTATAATCTTTATAGACAAAGCACAACTGGTGGTTCTGGAGGTTATACTCTTTGCCAAGATAAAACAAATTATACTACTTATGTTTCTGATGGATATTATCAAAACGGAAAATATGATGAATATATCGTAAACGGATACGGAAGTTACTACTCAAATAGTAATTCTGGCAATTATAATTCGTATGGGACTTATATCACAGGTCCAAATGATATGAATCAGAATTATTATTGGGATGGCAATGGAGGTTACTATACTAATTAATTTTATGGATGAATTAAAAGATATTAACATTCCTATTGGCTGGACAGCATTTGTTAAAGACAAAACTGTTTTTGGAATAACTGAATTTAAAAAACTGGGTCTTGCTCACACTTCATTAACAGTTATTTCTAAGGATACAAAGCAAGAACTTCTTGACGAAATTTTAAATCAAGGTTTAACTTACATTGAACCTGCAACACCTTCTTCCTAATGACTACTATTATTATTCTAAGCATCACTCACATCGTTTTTCTCCTTGGCGGTATCTGGATTGGCGTTAAGAACGCTGACTCCAAGAAGGTGGCTAAGGAAATCGATATCCTTAAGGCTCTCAAATCTGACAAATAATGCCCGTTGAGTACCTTAAAGATGGAGACCTAGACTTTATCGGGCTTAACAGCCGTGATAACCCTAGTGCTTTGCCTAAAGGTATTGTTAGCCAGTCGCAAAACTTCAGACTAGACCGTGGCGTTGCAACTGTCAGAAAGGGCATACAGCGTAAAACGGTAGGTGCTCTCATAGGTCAGACCGTGTACGGTGTAGGCACTTATATTACATCTGCTGGACAAGAGATTATTGTTCTAGTTGTTACGAATGGTTTGTACACATACAACCCAGAGACAGAAACGCTTTCTTCAAAAGTTAATTTTCCTTCTGGAGAAACAATTGTTACACAAGATGGCTGTGAGGTTGTTGCGGCTGTTGATGTTATGTTTATATCAAGAGGCTTCAGTAAGCGTCCTCTTATGTGGGATTTAAATGTAACCATTACTGCATTGCCAGCCTTTCCAACAGCGGGATATAAGTTTCCAAACTGCACAAGTTTATTGTACTATGCAAATAGGCTCATTGCACTAGGAAAAGATTACGCTTCTGCGACTATCAGAAACTATGACACGATTTCTGTCAGTAATTTCTTAGATTACCAAGAGTGGGACGCTGTCGATGCGTTCACGGTAAATAATGGTGGCAATGACCAAACAGTTGGCGTGTCTGCTTGGACGCTGAATGAGTTCCTTGTGTTTATGCGTAACAGCATATTCTATATCAGCGTTGGGGCTTCTAGATATATCACGGGAGACGGGCTGTCTGCGACATCTTATATAAAGACGCTGGCTACTGACATCGGTTGCTCTGCTAAAAAAAGCATTGTACAGGCTAGTGGTGGAGTATTTTTCCTGTCTGATAATGGTGTTTATTTTCTTCAGCCTCAGCCCGCAGCCGCTGAGTCATTAAAACTAATGACCTTGGCTGACCCAGTTTCAGCACCTATTGATGACATCATTCAACGAATTAACCGTACCTATTCTCACCGTGCTGTTGCTACCTATTGGAATAATAGATATTACCTTGCAGTTCCGCTTGACACATCTATTGTTAATAATGTTGTTCTTGTATATAACTTTATCTTAAAGAACTGGGAATCTGTAGACACCTTCCCTGCTGGATTTGATGTGTTTGAGTTCGTGATTGCTAAAAAGTCCAATCAGAGACGGATGTACGGGGTAGACAGCACCCAAGGGATTTTCTTGATGGAGCAACTTGATTTGGATGAGTACGGGGCTTCTACGGGAACTCCGTTGCTACCGTTTTATCTTCCTGCAACGCTGTCAGCCGCCTCATTTCAAGGAAACGCTATCAATGCTATTTTAAAGACTAGAAACTACTCATTTGGTACTATTGGAGAGAAGCGTTTCAGCACCGCTGAGGTAGATATGGTTTCTGATGCTGGTAGCCAGATTACTACTTCTGCGGTTGTCACCAACCCAGACGCAACAACAACCGTTGACACATTTGGATTTGCAACAACTGAGGACTCAACACGCAGAAATCCTATCAGAAAACTAGGTACTTCAATACAACTAATCTTTACATCTTTTAATCTCCGTCCTTCTATTCGGTCAGCGTATGTATATGCTGTCCAAAAACTAAAGACCAACCAATCTAGAAAATAATATGACACAAATCTCTAAAGGCGATACTTTTGCAGATGGACAACAGGTTACTGGTGCTCGCCTTAACCAACTCGTTGATTCCTCTACGCTCCTTGCTGGGGCTATCACAGACCAGACCGCCCTGACTGCCGCCACGGTTGCGGTAGATGACGGAATCCTTTTATCAGATACTTCTGCATCAGCCTTACGCAAGACTACCGTTGGTGACATCCTAGGCTCTTCGTTACCCGTGGTGGCATCATCTGTCACGGCAGGCTCTGTGGTGACCTCTGTGGTCAACGCAGGGGCTAACAGCGACATCCTAGTCACCCCCAATGATGGGGTTGCCGTAACGGGTAAGGCTTTTGCCTCGGCTGACGGAATCACGGCAACGGTCACCTCCACGGCTCACGGGCTTGTGGCTGGGATGATTGTCAATATTACTGCTACTGTGTCTGCGTACAGCGGTCAGTATCAAATCCTAGTCCCAACTGTAGACACATTCACATACAGCGTCCTGCCAACGACCACAGCGTCAAGCGGGACTTGCTCGTATACCCGCAAGGCTTCTAAACGCATTGCTGGCAACCTCGTTGTTTCTGGAGAGTCTGACATCGGTGGCAATGAAACCATCGGTGGCAATCTGCGTGTTGTTGGTAATGCCACGATTAATGGAGATGTAAACCTTAATGGAGATGTAAACATTACAGGAACTATTAAATACAACGGAACTGCTGTTTTTGGTATTTATGAAATAAGTCAATACACAATGACTTATACACCTACTGGTGGATTAAAATATACTTCTCCTGTTTTTACAAAACCTTCTGATGAAATTTGGGAATTTGAAGTGTATGGAAACTTTAATG